GGTATCTGCCTTGGTCGGGCATGTCAAATGGTCGAGTATTAGCTGTAGCAAAGTCTTTAGCTATATCTTTTAAAGGCATGCCTGCTCTGATTGCTTTTGCTACTGAGATAGGATCAGATGATTCTAAACCATTATCTTTTACAAATCTTCCCTTCTCACGCTTTCTAAAATATACTCTGCGCTCCCAATTATGTTTACAATTAACTCCGCCTTTATACAACCATACAGAATAGGTAGCTCCATTGTGGCCCATGTTAGGATTCAGCTCATTAGTATCTGATTCCATTTTAGTTAAATCTTCGTAACGGTATACATAACCATTTTGTGCAGCGTTAGCCATTTGTCTACAAAATCTTCTACTCTTAGCGCTTGTATTTTTAGAGTAGGCATAACGCACTTTGTAAAGTCCGCTATCCATTTCAGATGGCTTATCAGGATCTGCGTAGCTTCTAACTGATGCAAGATTAACAGGCTCAGCTTCTATAAGCTGCCACTCTTCCTCATCTACTATCTCGCCCTTATCCTCTAAGAATTCACACCACCATGCCTCATCTTCATCTGTAAAGATTGGAGGCTTCTCTTGCGGATCACTTAAATTAGTCTTTTTTTTTTCTTCAGATAGTTGAGTTGTTGCATTTTGTGCAACAGCTGGAGCAGCAATTTCATCCCCGAATATATCATTAGACTCAATAGATATATCAGCCACAATGCCCATACCCTTAAATATTTCCTCAAGTGAATCTGTAACAATTTGTTGGTATGGCTCAATTATATTCTTATTAAAGATGCGATATGCATTTTTCATCTCATCAGCGTTGCTGCCTAATCCTCCTGCATCTCTAATACCAAATAATAGAGGTGAGGTAACGCGGTGAGCTGCTAAAATGTTCTCTCTTGACTGCACACTAAGCTCCTGCCATTGCTTATCTGCATCAGTCATAGGCACAAGGTCTAAGCGAGGCATTCGGTCCGCAGATTCATTAAATGTAAATACTACTTTACCTGCTTTTCTCGCACCCATCAAAGTTTCCCAATTCCTTCTAATAGCCATCTGCTCTTCAGGATCAGGAATGCCATTGTTCATGTGAAGAAAATAAGACGGTGCCATACCATTACTTAAGAATGCTCGGTAGAATTCGCTGATTTCTCTTGTAATTTCTATGTAATTGATAGCTGAATAGTAATCAGGCTTAGGATAGTATGCGCTACCGGGTGTCATTATCCCCACAAATAGCACCTGAGAAGGCTCATCTGCTTTTGTAGTTGCGTTATACATCGGAATAAATACAGGCGCATTCTTCTTTTTGCGCATATCATTCCAATCTTTAGAATAATAAACGCCAGGTATAACATCTTCATCATTAGCGACAGCCAAACGAACATTCTCATAGGGCAAATGATTAATCTTAGCTACAGTTGTTCTATCTACGCTCCAAATAATTTCTAAGTAATAGCCACCTTGCATCTTAGCATCTAACGTAATAGGCCTTCTAATTGCATTTAATTTCAATCGGTCTATCTCACGCTGAGCAGCAGGATTAGTGCTCTTAAACTCTTTGCCTGCTATCATGAAAGCTATGCTCATGGTAAGTGCTGAGTGCACCGGTGAGCTATAGTACAAATCAATTAAGTAATTGCTAAATAAATTAGCCTCGCCTAATGTTACCCATCCCTTTGGAGTCTCTTTTTCAATAGCTTCTTGAGGCATTGCTGCGCCAAGATTAACTAGCATTGGTGCTGCGTGTTGTATCTTATCCATTGTAGGCTATATCTGAATCTATGGTTAGGTTTGGCTCTGTGAATCTAGGGGTAGTAATATCTTCTACTATTAAATATCCTTTCTCGATTACTCCCTCTACTACCGCATTGGTAGGATCTAAATTACTGCTGCTATTTTGCCCGTAAACTATGTACGAAAATCGTGCTGGATAGTTAATTAATAGGCTAGCAGCTAATGGTGTGTTGGCATTTGTGCCGATTTGAATGGTAGTGTACCTATCATTCTGTGCTATCTGAGTAGGAATAGCGTAAAGCTTTTCTAATGTCTGCTCGTTAGTTAGTTCTAACAAGTAATGCGTATAGGTATTAGCAAGCAAAAGCTCCCCTTCCTTAAGACTAAGGTAGAGGAGCTGTGCTGCTGTATTTTTAAGTAAGTAAATCATGCTTTAAATATAGCACAATTTTACTTACAATGTAGCTGCTACTACAGTAACTGTAGCAAAGTCTTGGAATGGAGTATCTCCAGCATCTTGATCTAACAAGTATGCCTTATCTTTCTCTTCGCCTGTGAAGGTAATAGTGTAACCACTCATATCTCCTTTAGCAGTTCCTGAAGCTGTAGTGAAGGCTGTAACCTCTACACCATCTTTATAGCCACACATCCAAATATTATCATTATTGTCTTGTACAAAAAGTACATTACGACCTTTAGAAATATTTTGAAGTTGTAGTGAACGTGCAGCAGTCATGCCATGAAACATAGCCACAACAGTTTGAGTGTAGTAAACAGTGCCATTCTCGATGCTGATAGCAGCCTCTTCTGTGAATGATCCTGTGTGCTTAGGTAGCTCAAATTCGTAAACGCTTCCTGTATTAAGAGCAGTAACTAAGTTAGTTCCTCCGTTAATAGTAGCAGTGTTCGCGAATGTAGCGTAATCACCTAAGTAGATAGCTTTAATGCCACCTATCGCCTCTTTACATGCGATTAAAATTCCTGCGGTAGTTAAACAGCTCATAGTTATTTTTTATTAATTAGTTAAATATTCTTTGCAAAGAATGGGCAGCTATTAGCTAACCCACTCTTTTAACAAAGGAGTATTATTTAGTTATCGAATCCAATAACGATGTCGCCTAGTACAGCGTACTGAACGCCAGCGCGGAATCTCATAGCCATTCTCACGTTATCAGACGCATCAGTAAAGCTCATGTCTACTACTTTCACCTCGTTGAAATCTGATGTCAAATCAGTTCCGAAATTTAAGTTAGCTACAGTAGCTAAGATAACAACTGAATCAGAGATACCTGGGCAAACATACACATCATATCCGTTGAAGGTCAATGGGAATTGAGCAGTGCCTTGGAAAGTTTGCAAGTAACCAGCAGTAGCCAAAGCTTGACGGTATAACTGTGCAGTCTTACGGTTAACGTAGATTTTCAAATCAGGTGAACCTACCAATGTAGCAGGCAAAGCATCTGTACATAACTGAAGCTTAGCGATTACGTTAGTAGCATCCAAAGAAGCTGCGAAATCTACATCCGGTGTACCACCTTTACCAGCGTCAATCAAATACTGAAGGCCGTTGAATCCTGTGAATCCTGAAGATGGCCAGTTACCTTTCCAAATATTGCACTCAATCTCTTGTGCTACTTTAGCAGCCAAGTGAGAGATTAAGAAATCAGAGAAGTTAGCAGGAACTACATCGTTGATGAATCCTCTTCCTGTTTGAGACGCTTCCCAATCACGTGTAAATTCTGCCTTACAAAGTTGGATATTAACCATAAGGTCAGTTACAGTCAATACTTGCTCCTGTAGAGTAAGTGCTGATGTAGAGTTGTCAAAGTCGCATCCAGCAGCTTTAACTAATCCTGTTGAAGCCAAGATTTTAAGTACAGCTTTGTACTTTACGTTCTCTTTAACAGTGATGTAATTGTTAGCAATAGTATCTCCTGAAAGAACTGCTGCTGCGATGTACGGTAGCGCTAATTCGCCAGCGTAGGTTGAGGTGATGGTCAAGTTATCAGCCATGTTTTTGTTTTTTTGTTTTTGTTTTTAGTTATTTTTATATCTTGCTACTATAGCACGAGTTCTATCTTCGATGTTACTCATTGCTGTAATGTTTAAAGGTGCTTGAGGTGCTGCTTGTCTAGACTGCTTTACAGTTGTTGCAGCTGGTGCTTGTGAAAGCTCAGTGATTTTCTTTTCAGCAGCGCTAAGCTTAGCTTCGAATTCAGAGATTACGTTTTTAAGTAATCCTTCTACTTGCTCCTTAGAGTAAGTCTCAGCAACTTCTTGCTCTACTTCAATCTCTACAGATGGCTCTTCAGTAATAGCCTCTGCCATTGACTCGATTATACCATTAGAAACAACGATAGTCATACCGTTATCCATTGTGTATTCTCCATCAGCTAGAGGTACAGGGTTGCCATCAGCATCCATTACGAATACATCTACTCCTTCAGCGAATGCATCAGCATTTGAGTAGATCATAGTGCCATCAGCTAAAGCTCCTTCTACAGCCATTACTACCTTAGTAGGTTCCGGTGCAGCAGTCTCTTCTACTGATAGTTTTATCCCATGCTTGCTCAGCATCGGAGTGAATTTGTTTAGAATGTCTTGAATCATGTTCATTGTGTTATATTAATTAGTGGAAAAAATTACAAATTCATTTCAAGCGCTTTAGCTAATTCAGCTAATAGCTTCTCTAGGTCCTTCTCTTGCACTTGCGTTTCACTCATTGGAGCAAACCATCCCTCTATAGAGAATCCTTTTACCTCTCCATTTTTAACAGCCTGCCAAGTAGCCTCATCATCTACCTTTACACCTATCATCCACGTGCCTTCGGGAAGCTCAAAGCCGTAATTCATGCTCTTATCATGTGCTCCTGTAGTAACCCAAGACTCTACTACTGTGAGATTATTCACAGGCATCTCATGCTGGATAGTATGGTTATGGTGCATGTTACGCTTTAAGAATTCTTGAGCCGTTTGCTCTATAGTGTCTTTAGAGTATGTGATGTAATACTTTTCGTTATTACCATCATATCTAACTATAGGCTGATTAGGAATTAAAGCAGGGCCGTACAGCATGCGCTTCTCTCCATCCTCTACGCGAGCTAATAACAAGTTAGCTTTAGACAGGGCTACAAAGTCTACCATTATGGCAGGCTCGCTTACTAAACTTACTGCATAAACGCCCATGTTATCCTCTTCCTCGCCTAAGCCGTATTCAATTAGTTTCAATTTATCTTCGCTCATATTTTATAGTGGAAAAAATTAGTTATTTGTTATAGGTGAGATTGATCTATTATCTTTTGACGTGCCTCTAATGCGTTTGCTACGTTGCCCGCAAGTACATAGGTCTCAGTGCTACCTGGTGCGTTAACTTGCATGTTAGCTCCGCTGAAATCTATAGCAGGTGCGTTATTGCCTGTAGGTGCATTTAGATTGCCATTGCCTCCACCTGCGCCACCGCCACCAAATTGAGTTTGGTTTATCTTAACAATATTAGCTATTCCTGCTGCTGCTACTGCTGCTGCTTTCACGAAGTTCATACCTGTTAAGGTATCTTGTGGTACAGCTAACTGCTGAACAATACCCGCAGCCATGGCTATGGTAGCCTGAGCTTTCTGCATTAACTTGTTTCTCTCAAATGTTTTGCGCTGGCTAGCCTCATCTCCCTTAGCTGCTGCCTGATTTAAATTCATTAAAGCATCTAAGCCAAGCGAAGCCATCTCAAAGTTTGCTGAAATATTAGCCATCCGTAACTCTTGCTCCTCTTCTAATTTTTTCTTTTTTTCATCTAAGGCTTTTTGATCTGCTTCTTTTGCCTTTTCATCTGCATCTTTTTTTCTAGCTACTTCTGCATCTGCATATTTCTTTACAATTTCTGCCTCAGCTTTGGCTTGAGAATCTATAAATAATAACTGCTGTGCGCTACCTTCCTCAGCAAGATTAATGAGCTCAAAATATTTATTTCGTACTGCATCTATTTCTTTCTCCTGAGCTGTTAATGTTAATTGATAAGCCTCTTCTGCTAATCTCTCCTCTTCGTTTAATTTATCTTCTCTTGTTTGTTTTTCAAATGCAGCTCTTTCCTGATCTCTCTTAAGTTGTTCTGCTGCTGCTGCTTCTCTGTTTTTAGTGGCTTCATCTTGTGCTTGCTTAGCTGTTTTTCTAGCATCTTCTGCTTCATCAGCTTTAGCTTTGGCAGCATCAGCATCCATTTTTTTAATAGATAATTGCATACCTGCATAATCACTCTCCATTTGCTTAATCTCAGTTCTTTGTTTATCAAAGGAAGCTTTAAGCTCTGTTTCCTGTGCAGCAGGATCTATGAATAAATTAGCAACCATTTGACTGCCTGCTATAGTTAACTTACTTATCTCATCATTTAAATTTAATGCAGTTATTGTTCCAAATCCAAGAGCTTCACTAACTTTATTCGCTGTTGCTAAAATCATATCAACAGGAGCAGCTAACAGTCTTAATGTTAACGCACCTGCTTCTAGGCCAGCTCTTAATACTTGCTGTATAATTGAATTATTCCGCTTGCTTGCATCAATTTGAGATTTTGCCTGAGACTCTTGTATATCTAAATTGACTTTACCATTCTTTATAGATGTTTCAAGCCTCTTCATGTTTATCTGCAAAATCTCTTTCTCACTTTTGCCCTGTAACCTTAAAGAGTTTTCCTCTAGCTTTCCATTATCATACGCTTTTTTAGATGCATCAGCTTGAGCTTGTGCATTTTTAGCTATGCTTCTTTGCTGCTCATCTATACCGGTTAACGCATTTTCAAGTGATGGAAAGAGTTTTATTAATGTATCGAAATTCATAGCAATAGCTATAAGTATGGCCGATATTAATAATATTGGATTAGCTAAAATGGCTTTACCTAATGCTTTGAATGCATTAATTCCTGCATCACTCATTGACTTTAAGCCCTTGCTGATATCCTCGGGCTTAAGCCTTGCTAAGTTAGCACTAACTAAATTTAATGATTGACTTAAGCCGTCAAAATCTAAGTTCATCATCTGCTCACCCATCATTCCGAATGATGCTCTAGCTCCTTCAATAGCAGGGCCTGTATTACCTTTAACAGCATCAGCTGCATCATTCATTCTATCCTTAAGCTCACCCATTTGGAGTGAAAGCTTTTTAAACTTCTCAGTGCCTGGATCCATCTGATCCTGCTGCTTCTTTAATTCAGCATATTGAGCCTTAAGAGTTTTTGTGGATTTCTCTAATTCAATAGTGGTTTCATCAGTTTTAGTAAGAGCTTTATTTATATCCTCTAATCCTGTGAATGTGCCCTCATCATCAAATGAGAGCTTTAATATCATATCTTGTGTAGCCATTATATTACGCTGTAAATTATTAATCCTATTAAGCTAATCCCTGTTATTAATATAGTGTAATTAATAGCCTTTATTTGCCACACCTTGCGCCTTGCATGGTAAGTGCCTACAGCCTGCTTAAACTCTTTGCTCTTGCCCTGCACTCCTGATCTAAGTAAAGTCATACTAAGTATGATGTCATTTTGTGGATTTGTCATATTATAGGTGTACGTTGGAATTTAGATTGAGTGTATTGAATCGTTGCGCTTATTACCGCTGTTTTGCCTACTACTTTAGCTGTGATGTATGGTGCTATTTTATTAGATACCACAGGCATGTACAAATCAAATAAGCTAGCAGCCCATCCGCTGTTAAATTGGTTTACTAAAATTGGAGTAGAGCTGTATTGAGTTGTTTTATCTTTCCATACCATAGAGCTATACTCAAGGCTCGCTACCTTGCCTGTAAAATCGGTTACGTTGTAATCATATTCAAGAATAGAAATGTATACCTTAACCATCCATACCGTTTCTGTAGGCATAGCTATAGTGCCGTTATCAATGCCGTCTAAGAATAAATCTATGTTAGTTGGATTAGCGTTTAAAGCTTCTAATCCCATCAGCTGTATAAATCCATGCTGGCTTCTACCGGGTATAGTTGTGCCGAAGTCTGATGTACCATCATACCACGTACCCCCACCAAAGTGCACACCTCTTACATCAGCTTCTGCCCATCGGCCCATTACAGTAGTGCCTTCTAAGTTAGGCCTGATAAAGTTGCGATAGCCTAAAGCTTGGCTGTAGTTGTTGTTAGGGCTAATACCATGGCCTAAGCCACTAACTAATATGCGCTCGTTGTTATTTTCTATCTCAGCTCTATTGACGTTACCCATACCGGTAGCGCTTTTCTGATTACCACTAGTGTTAGTGATATTGCTACCGCCTACGTTGTTAGGTGAGGTGATTATACCGCCTGTGCCGTTAGTGCCTGTAGTTGCATAGCAAGCCTTTTTATCATCATCCCAAGTGTAGCCGTAAAACTCGCAGCATTCTTGCGATCCATTGCTTGTGTCTCCATCGTAATCTAAGAATAAAACTTGTCCTGTACTAGCGCTTATAGTAGATGGTGTGTATTGACATAGCGCTCCGATGTCAAGCAGTCGCATGAGCTTGCACTTAGTTACTTGCTCCTCTGCTACTATGTAATCAGTTAGCTCTATTACCCTCCACCACGAATCCTTTACCCAAATCTTATCATTAAATTTTAACCCGAATACATCAGTTACTCCTAACTGAAAATAAGCCTCCATGATTTTCTGCTCATCATCGTAAAGCTCTGCAATATACTGCCTCCAATATCTATCGAATAGCGTGTGTAATGGCATAACCTCTATTGGATGCGGAGGAATCTCCTGCCCAAAGTTTAGGTCATTAGTTCCTATTGCTGTTGGAATAGAACGGTAATGGCTAAGTAGTGGGATAATAGTAAACGTACCTTCCTCAGCTACCTCATCATAGACCATTACTACAGCATCCTCAGCTGCATCTCTTCGGTAAAGTATGCGAGGCCCTGGCTCCATAAACTCACCCGTTTCATTAAAGTATTTCGGGATGATGTAATTAGTATTAGGAATAAGGTCGCAAGGTGAAGCTCCAAAATTTAACTCTACTGTGAAATCACTTGTGCTAAAGTCATTGCCTGCATCAGTTAGCCTGAGCTCTCCATAGACTCTCTGAGCTCCACTCTTATACTTAGCATTAAATACATCTCCCTGCTCTTTGTAGCTCCACTTCAATAATCTCTTTCTTACATCTGAAGCTGGAGTAAGTGTGATGTCTTTAGATAGGTCTAGTTTAGGTGTCCAATCGTAATCTGCACCGCTACCCAAATACTCTACCATTGGAATAATCTCAACAGCGTTAGGCATGTTAGCATCAGGCACCAGCACAGCATTAAACATCTTGAGAATATCTCTTAAGAAATCTACTTGCTTCATCTCAGGTGCGTTGCGTATAAAATTAATAGGCTGTGCCTGTAGCTCTCCTGTTACAAATGTTATACCTATTGTGCTATCTGCATTAATAGTTACATTCTGTGAGCTGCCCGCATGTGCGTAAATAAAAAATCTTATTTCATCTCCTACTTGTAAAGGTAATTCTAAAGATGCATTAACTGCAAATGGATTGTTTTGTACTATTTGCTGCATATTAGTACCTGCAATCCATTGATTACTTGTAGGCCCGACATTTTGAGCAAATGGAATAGGCAAAATAAAGTCTAATCCGCCTCTTGTAACTCTTAAATTTATGTCGTAATCATGCCATGATTGGTTAGAATAACCTGTAAAATCTACATCTATTTCTAAATTAACATTAAACGTAGTATTGAAATTACCCTGAGACGTATAGACATCTGATGCAAAGCTGTTAGATGGATCAAATGTTTCAGTTAATCCTGTAAGCTGTTTGTAATAATAGCCACCATTGCCTTGAGTATCTATAGTTACGTTATGATTTGCAGTGTATTCTGCACTAAACTTGGCTTCTTCTGCTGCAATATTTCCAAGCGTTAATGGATTCTGAATGTACGGAATGTACATTTCTATTAGCTCCTCATCTAAAGTAGTGCCTGTATAAGTAAAGCCAGCTTCTGTAATAATCTTATTTAACAGCCACTTAGCCTGTAGCGCTAAGGTTAATTCACCGGTATAGATAGGATTAACAGAGCTGAATATCCTTCGGCTTGTTACTGTGCTATCCTCGCTCCAGTTCTGCCCCTTATCAGTTAGCGTGTAGCAGATAGCTCCTGAAAATAAAGTACCATCGTTAATTAGATTTACATTCTCATAGCTATTCTCATGCGCTAAATCTGTATAGTCTAATTCACTGATAAGCTTATCTCCAATGCTGCGAGCTAAGTCTACTGTCTCACCAAAGAATGAAATAACGAATTCATGTATCTTACCCTGATGGGTAACAGCCTGCTTAAATTGTATGTGCCCCTCAGCAATGGGTAAAGTGTTTACTGATAGCGTTGCGTCTATCTTGCGTAACACATTGATTTGTGTAGTGTCATTATTCAGTAAGCTTGGGCTGTATTGCTGCCCGAAGAAAGCCACGTTATTATCAGTAGCAGGGATTCTAAACTCACGCGAGAAAGCTCCCCTGGTTGTGAACTCAGAAACGCTGTTGAAGTTAGATGAGTAGCTTATGCTCTCATTCTCGTATAGGTCTACTAATGTAGCAGCTCCATTCGAAGCCGTTACTGTTAACAATACTTCTGCTCTCATTATGCTGTGTAATCGTTACTGAATTTTAACATCAATTCTAAATCATTCTTAACGTAGCTACGTGATTTAATTGCAGTGTAGTTATTGCTATCAATTACTACGGGAGTAGCTTCGCCCTTATTACTAATGATGTAAACTGATTCAGAGTAAATCAGATTCTTAAGGTATTCAAATTGTCCTTCAGTTAAGAAGTCAGTTCTAATTCTTAGCATCTTCTCTACAAATGGGCTGCGCTCTGTTAGCCCTCTATCGTACGTGTTAAATCCAAACGCTGTAGTTTCGTCTGCTGTGCCGTAGTTACCTACTACCTTCCTGTAGCGCTTGCGCTCCACTGAGTAACTTTCCTCAGAGCGTTTAGTAAAATTGAAATAGTCCCATCCACCTCGGCTGTTAGTCCAGCCTAGTCTCACCTTATCGAATCTGCACTCGTCATCTGCTTTGAATACAGCTATTGATCGTGCAGTTGCTGAGCCTCCTGCATTTCTAAAGTTAATTAGGTAGTGATGCCATGTAGCTTGCAAGCCGAAAATATCATCTATGTTAGCAGGTAGTAGGGGAAGATGGTTAATAGTGCCTGCTGCAATTACACATGCTAGCGTATCGGTTTGGATAGGTGTGCCTGCTGCATTGAATTGCACTATCTGAATGTCATCTATAGCATTACCCGTTAAAGTAGAGCCGTCATCAGCAGGAATAGTAAGCACTCCCCAATCATCTTCAAACCCTGTTATGCCTATCGTGTTAGCGCCCAAAGAGTATTGGCTTAATACATCATCCATTGCATAGGTGCTTCGATATAAATCACTCATGATTTGACTACCGCTGCCGTTTAATGCAAAGTAATCAGATGGATCAGGATTAAACCCATCACTAATCTGAAAAGCTGCATTGATTAATGCGCTGCCATCTAGTGGATAAGTAGTGGCCTGCACTGTGAATAAGCCTAGCACCTCATAGCCCTCTTGTATAATTGTGCTAATGCCCAAAATATTACGCGAGGTAGCAGCATCTTGCACCGTTATGGATGCAAATAGAGAAGGTACAGCATCTGTGCTGTTTACTCCTAAATCCATTGCCTGATTCACTACAGGGTTAAGGTCAAATACTAACGCACCTGATAAGTTAGGCTGCACGTAAAAGATATTAGTAGTAGTGCCATTGCTTACCGTTATCACATAGCGAAAGCCAGGCTGCCCTATGTTAGTTGACGTAGCCACTACTATAAGCTTTTGCTTTAGTGCTGTAAATATGTAGGGCTGCTGCTGTATTGTAATAGCCATTATGCTGGTTTAATATTAGTTAGTTTTCTCGTTTGATTTAAGATGTAGATGTAGACAGCTTCGGCCATTGCAGCGTTCAGCTGAGGCCCGTAATCAGGTAAGGTTTCTAAATAGGCATCTCTCCAATAATATAGCGGAGCAATACCTTTCTTTTCAATACTCTTAGCCATTGCATTAGCTACTCTTCTACGCTGATCTTCATCTTTGTTAGTTGCGCTCTTAGCAAACTTAGTCATCTTGCCCGTCTCACCCATAGCACGTAGCTTAATCTTCTTTAGATTCATCCAATTAAGGATAGCTTCTACCGGAGGCTTAGCTGCTCCTGCTGCGAATCTTGTATCTATCCCTTTGTAATTACTCTCCTTACCTTGTCTACCATACTCTACCCATGCTGCATAAGCAGCAGTAGAGCCAAAGCCTATAGATGGAGTAGCACCGCTAACATCTAAGTCATAATAAAGGGAAGCTGCTAGCGTTCCTGTTGTGTTAGCCTTTCTTTTCTTGCCGTATCTCGTTTGCTGGATGCGGATATTTGAGCGTGCGCTTTCTGTTACGGATTCCCCGAAATCTAAAAGCACATCGTATAGCGCTCCTTGTTCAAACAGCTCAGCTAAGATGCTCATTCCTCTTCAGGTACTTCTTCAGTTACTGTTGTATAATTTCCCCACTCAATAGCTTCCGCTTCGTTGAGCGTTTCGATGTAACCGTTTTCGGTTATCATTCTATACTTTGTGATTATCATGTGCGAGGTGTTGTTAATACGTTTTCATATCCTAAATAGTCGCAAAATACACTTCTACTTGTTGTTCCTATTGTTTTAGCAATGGACTGCTTTACATTAAATCCACGAGGATTATTGGCAGCAAGCCATTTAGGAATATTGGTTGTATGCGTTGCTGCTAAAGTGCCGTTAATATAGAAAGCAACTGAAGTAGCTGCTGCATTAACTTCTATTCTTAATTTAGTCCAAGCACCAGCAGTTACTACTGATGTAGTTGTAGTAAGTGTGCGAACAGCACTTACTGAAGTAACACATTGCCAGTTCGGAGTAGCGGCAGTTCCGTTTTGAGTTGCGCCTTCATCGTATGTAAAAAACGCTCCGTTTGTATCAGCTCCATTTGTCGGTGCATTACCAAAACCACTAACAAATCTAAATCTGTTTGCAGCATCTGATAAAGTTTCTACATTCACGAATGTTTCAAATACCCAAGAGCCACCTCCAAAGAAAAATTGTGCAGTAATAAATCCTTCGTTTGTGTGTGTAGCGTAAGCCGTTGCCGTTGTTCCTGTTTGATATTGACAAAATCCTATTTGATTAATTGTTGCATTTGGTATAGTCGTTACTTGTCGAATAACACTTGCGCCTGTGCCACTTGTAAATTGTGTAAAATTTGGTGTTAAAGTAGCTGTATTATCAAAGTCGGTAAAATACTGAATGCCTCTTTTAAACTTATCAATAAAAGACAATCCATTTACCGCGTCAACGGTTGGAAATTTAACGCCTGTACCGTCTACTGCTAACGAGTTCTGTTTGTTAGCTGAATCTTCTTTAGCGTTAAACGCACTCCAATCCGCAGAACTCAATGCGCCTCTGTTCGCTGCGCTTGCAGTAGGTAAATTGAAGGTGTGTGTACTTGTTGCAGATGAGATAGCGAAGTCTGTTCCACTTGTACCCGTTGCGAAGTTTTGCACCTGTGCCGTTAAGCCATTCAATGCAGTTAATCCAGTTGAGAATGTAGTAATGACTTGGCATAAATGACTATTCTCAGTGTGAAGTTTAATCGTTCTGCCTGAGTGCGTGACGTAGATTCTTATTGCTAGTCTATCGGTTGCTGCTAACGTTGTTTGTGGAACTGCTAACGCGCTTACATACAAATCTATTGCTGTTCCATTCGTAATGCCTTCTGGAGTAGCTGAGTTAGATGCAATTAAAGATAATGTTGCACCATTCCACTTGTATAACTCCACGTAAAATGAAGGAGTGCCTCCGTTACTCGAAGCGCTGAAATATGTTTCAAAATTCCAATTCCCTGCGGGTATCTCTAATAAGTTTGGAACGTTTGCATCTGTTATAAAACTTTGAATATAACCATTCGCGTTTATTGTGAAATCAGTACCTGCACCAAAGACAGGTGTTCTATCCATTTCTTTGAAAGCCACACCGCCAAATGTACCTTGTGCTACTGATCCATTTAAGTAGAAAGATAATGAAGCACCGCCGCCTGTTGACGATGGGAAGTTAGCTAAGCTACCATCACCTCTCACATATTGCGATACTACACCTGCTCCTGTAACCGCTATATCTCCCGAACTTGTAATGGGACTATTTGCTACACTAAATGCGGAAGGCATTGTTAAGCCTACGCTTGTAACTGTGCCTGTAGGTAAAGTAGGTAAGTTATCTAAATCATTATAATCGTTGCTAAAAGCAGTAGCTCCTAAATCAGCAGTGTTAGCTTTTAGCGCTATAGTATCTAACAGATAAACTATATCATCTGTGATAGAAATTATAACAGCACAATCGGGTAAAGTCTCACAAGTAAGGCCGATGTTATCTACTATTGCATACCATCCCTTTACTCCTGATGCATTAGTACCATAGTAGTAAGAATTACCCGGTGCCTCTTGATCATTATCTAAGCTAACAAATACACCATCTTGGTGCAAGCTCTCAATAAATTGCAGCGCTCCGAATCCATCGGATGGCGAATTTGTAGGTGTATTATAGTTCCAACTTGCAGGAATAGAGCATGCGCTCCAATCGTAATCTAAGCTGAGCTCTATTATCCCCGTAACTCCCGTTAGCGTGTGAGTGTATTGCTCAACGAATGGCTCAGAGTTTACAGGTCTAGTTAGCACTACGTCATCACCGAACATATTGCCCAAGTGAATCTCGTTAATTAAATCTTGAAAGATTAATGAGCAGTCAGTAATACTCTCTGCCTGATAGCCTGTCTTATCTTCCTTATCTCTTGGCAGATCAGAGATAAATATCTCAAAACTGAAAGCTCTTGTACCTGGCGAATAGTTAATGGCTCTTGGCTTAACGTGCATCCATGGCCACTCAGCTTCTTTCTCTAAATCGGCTTGGCTTATCTCACCATGCGTAAACCTTCTCAGTTGAAAGTGCCCATCTGCGAATTGTCTAAACCTATCTACTATTACGTTGTACGTATAATTAATTGTGCTCATATCTTATAGTGTAAATTAAGACAGCTTTTGTTGTGCTGAGTTAGCATAGTCCATCGCGTAGGTCAAATGGGTGAATATAGTTGTGGCTCTTGTGTTGGTTATGGCATCGAACTTAGTTACATCTCTCTCACACATCTCCTCTATTACATGCCACCACTGATAGACGCTTGCTAGTGTTTCACCTCTTCTGCTAGTTGACTGATCTGAGTCCTCAGCTTCTCCAGCTCCGCTTCTAAATATTCGGGTGTACTGTTCACTAAATCGTTTCTGAGTGTCGAAAAAAAAAGCAGCGCAGCATTAACATTAGCTAGATTCATCTTGCGCATCTGAGGTACGTACTTCATGTGAGTAGTGCTATCATACTCCTCTATCTTGTACTGCAAATTAATCTCAGCTGTTACCGGTCTATAAAGAATGCACATTAGCTCAGGCATCTGATGGGGAAAGTTCTTACTAAACTCAGATAGGTCTAACCACTCTCCAAAGGTCATGCTCTTTAAATCAGGATGAAAGCCAAACTTAACCCCATCTATCTCTATGAATTTAGCAAATATCTTCTCATCGTTACGCAAGCCCTCAGCATAGGCATTCACTATCTTATCAATAGTAGGCATGTCTATCTTTCTGATGTCATCGCGCTTCAATCCTGTGATAGCAGAAATCTGAGAAACGCTATCTGTGCCTGCTGCTACAAAGTCTACGTAGGTCCCTAGCGTTTGATCTGAATACTTAGTGCTTATTATCTTCTCGCTCATAACTTCTCTATTTCTTGTTTAACTTCTTTCCAATAATAGCTAAGATTATCTAATGCAGTTTGGATTTCAGAATACTTCTCTAAATAATCTACAGCATCTTGCGTAGGTCTCAAGATTGGTAAGGCATTTACTATCTCATCTACTGCTATTAAAGCGCATTGCTTTGCATCTTCTTTAGCCTCCTCATCGTAAAGCAATCCTGCTCGCAGATGTATCCAATACTTATCTACTAACTCTTTAGCTGTTTCTGCTGGTGTCATACTTAAATCTTTATGCCGATGGTAATCGCTTATGTATTTATATATTTGTGCCATCTATTGTTATGTTAATGCTCTTAATCTCAGTGCTCAGCTCTTGCCTTTCGATGTACCCTCGCTGTTTGCCTTGCGTCTTTAAGTAAAAGATTATAGCTGAAGTGTTAGGTGCATCCTTAATCGTTACTATCTCCCCATCATGAGTTAAGGCTTGCCTCTCTGCTCCCTCCATTAACTTCTTAAGCTGCGATTCTGCAAAGTCTAAAGCTACATTCTTAAGTGATGCTACAGCAGCAGAATACTCAGCATCATCTTTGAGCCATTCATAGTGAATAGTTCTGCTTAGGCCCATCTTCTCACACGCCTCAGTTACGTTACCCAAAGAAGCTGTAAGTGCCTGAATCATAGCTTCCTTTTTAACCGTTAACTTTTGTAAAGGCTCTTCCGAGTTTGGCACTGTTTTGCTTCCGAGTTTGGCACTCATGCTAACTTATTCTTAAAGTGTGTTATTAACTGCTCCATCTTGCTATCATAGTATTTAGCAAAGGTAGTAAAACCCTCACTATCAAACTCATAAACTCTAAACATTATACCCCTTAATCTTTGTGACGGCTTCTTTAACGTATCTTCTAACTCTGATTTAAGTGATTCTACTGCATTTAACTCCTCACGTCTAAAGCTCTCATCTTTAAATGCAAGATAGCCGAACTGATTAGCAGTCCCGAACAGTTCAGCAGCTTGTGCTGGTGTGAGCTCGTTGGTGCCAAAGGTAAGTTTAAGAGTCTTATCTTTGCGAGTGCCTACGCTTTCTAGTTGTGCCGGTACTAATATCATCTGCAAAGCTCATCTAAATGTATACCATACTCCTCCATAGTCTCTTTAAGTAACTCATTCATTCTAGACAGTAGTATCTTTTCTTTGCCCGATAGCTCATCATACTTCAGCTGAGATAGTAGTTGAGTATTAAACTCATTTAGGCACAGTGCTAAGTCTAATGCTTTAGTGCATCTAAGATGGTGAGCTGCATCTTCAGGTGAGTCTAAATCAAATGTTATATTACATTGCATAATTCGGTTATTTGTATAATTGATTATTGATATTTAGCATTTATGATCCACAATAAAGGCAGTCCTCATCTTCAGCTCCCTCACCAGCATTTAGAATCTTCTCACATTCTTTATCCACTTGTTCTTCACTCCAGTTAGGATGGAATACTTTTACTTGAGCCTTTAAAAAGTTATATTTATTATCAGTCATTTATAATTAAGATTAGTAAGATTAGTAATTAGCTTATGCATTATCTGCATATTGCTTAGTGTAATTAGCTATAAGCTTTTGCTTATTAGCTAAAGCTATTAGCTAATTAACTTAATGCTTAGAGCTTAGATGCTGAGCTAAATGAGAGATAGAAGTATCCTAGCACAACTATTTCTAATTGTGTTAGGCTCTCATCTAAATGACTGTTCTCATGCTTGTCGCTTGAGTGCTTCGCCATTATGAATTAGTGTCATCAGCAATGTGCACTAACTTGGTATCTACCTTTTAGAGATATTGCCATCCCTAAGTAACCTGGGGCTTATACCTTAGCCATACCCCTGAGCTGTGTTACTATCCCGCAGTAGCTCAATTCATTCTTTACACTGCTGTTAAACGCTTCCCTCTGTAAAAAATATAGCCCTAAGGATGCAGGGTGAGAACATCCAAAGGGCGTATAAAAAACCTTAATCAAAGTACTAACAGTAATACCACCCTGTAACAAATCTATAGGTAAAAATGTTACGAGATTCATTTGTGCAAAACTATTTCTTTTGTTGAAAACGTAGCACTGTAATGTATACCCAAAAAGGAAGCCATACAAGCCCTGTAAAAGCTACACCTAGATAAGCGTACCAATGGTAGTTAGATAGGTGCCTCTGATGTCTGTAAATGTTTAGGCTAAGTATTCCCGTATGCAGGAGGAAGCCAATTAAGTAAATGGTTAATAGTGTCATGATTATCTAAATTTATTAATGTTATGTTCTATTGTATTCAAACATACTTCTAAACCTAAAATAAAGCAAGCTCTGCTCCAAGGTATATCAATTACATCGTAATACTTTAAGGCTATCATTAAAATGCCTATTAAAACAATAATGAAGTTAAGTACATCTAAAGTCTTTCTGAATTTGTCCATGTAATTTATTTATTTTTTACGTTTAGCTTTTCGTTTCTTTTTTATTGGCTCAGGTGTGAGCTCTAAGTTAGTTAATTCTATCAGTGCTTGAGCTTGTTCTAATTTAGTTAGCTCTTCTTCTAATTGCTTGCCTACATCATCTACGTACTTTTTAGCACATGGGCCACAGCTCGTACCTGGATAATCTAAGTTAGTATACTTCTTTCTAATCTCACCTATCACTTTCATATCTTGGCTCGTTACCCTATTGTTGAGCTTCAGAGTTTTGATGAAGGCTAGCATATTCTCAATTACTAATTTGTCATCTAAGATAGGCCATTTCTTTGCAGGGCAATCCTTAACAGCATACATAGCTAAGTGATCTATAGGGCAGCCACATGGCTTGAATGTAAAGCCATTAAGCTCAGTTGGTTTGGCGAAGGGATTAATGGCATTAGTAGGAGGGCCACATGTTTTATATCGCGTATTAAACACAGGGCAGCTATTGCAGATTTCAATTCTAGCAGCGTAGTTTTCTTTAGTCATATCTGTAATGAATTACGTAGTGTTGTTTTAGCTTTCTGAATAGTCCGGTAAAGATACGCTAAAGGTATACCCGTCTCTTTAGCTAGTGCCTGATAAGAGAAGTCGTCTAATGCATACAAAAAGAATAGCTCTCTTTCAAAGTATGGCAGCCTACTGATAAAGATATCTAGCTGCTCATTCTCTAAGCGCATGCCTACACTCTTGTTCACATCATCTATGATGTCATCTTTGAGATCGTTGCGTATCTTCTCAAACTTGCGTAGCGTATAGTTGAATGAGCTGTTAGTACTACGTGCAGAAAGCCTGATAGCATTACTCACGTAATTATTTAGCTTACCTCTGTTGTGGATGTCTTGCATCTTATCCTTATCTGATTCTAATATCTTAAGTAACGTGTCATGGAGTAACTCATCTGCTACATCAGCACGTACCACGCTATAGGCCACCCTGCGCCACTCTGAATAACACTTATCGAACTCAGAGCGCCATGTAGTCATCTATCACTTTTTTAGCTTCATCAAAGCTTTTGCAGGTACATGCGTAGTAGTTGTTAGTAATAAGCTTATACTGCCAATCCTTTTGGCTTTCACTCATTACACCTTTACTTGTTTTCATTTCTATAGCTAACCCAAAGAATGTGCCTTTAGCCTGATAAATAAATATATCAGGGAAGCCTTTAACGTATCCTGTTTTCTTCATCTTTACCGCTTGCTTCATAGAAGTTCTTACACCTCCAGCGCTTGCACAATAAAGTAGCCTAGGATATTGAGCATTAATATAGTTAATAACAGCCTCTTGAATTAAAGCCTCTTCGTTCTTCATGTGCTCAAAATTAGTTAATTAACTCAAGTGCTATGAACATCTTGTTAACATACTTATTCACATAGTATTTAGATAGTATATTTGACCATCCATTTAGCCTTTTGGTTTAGGTTAACATTGATTATTGATTCTGAGATAGCCTTGCAAACGTGCAGGGCTATTTTAGTTTATACCCTAATGGGTGTATATTTTCCACAATAAGCCTCATTCTGTAGATTATTTTCCACTACAGCTGTCGCAAAAGTCTACTATACTTGCGACAAAGATGTTATTAATAGCATCTAACTCATACTAAAGTATGGTATAACATTCATAACGTGTCTTTTAGCGCACTAATGACTGCTAAATAATACTTTAATGGGATATTAATGTCACAATTTTTAAAATACTTGTGACGTAAAATGGATTGCATTACACTTTTAAGTATGAATAAATGTAATTGATTACACTTTAATGGAGTTATAAAGGAATCGAATTCTACCCCTTTAAATAAAAGCGTACTTGGTATAGTTCCTATTCAGTTCAAAATAGGCTCTCATCATTATAGCATCAGCTATATCGGGAGAGATTCCACCGGTGCGCTGGCTTATGGTATCTTTAGACGTTACTCTTAGCTTTCCTTCCTTATCAGGATCTACTCTTCTCACTAGCTCCAGCTCTTTAATAATGTCCTCTTGGTATCTAACAGGGAAGGTAATCTCATTCTTATCTATTAGCTCACCCAACCTAAAGTAACAGTCTGCTTTTAAATTCATGTACTGAGTACCTCTTACTGCTTTACTGCCATTCATAAATTCTCTACATCGTAAGCTGTCAACAAGGCCACCGCCTACCCCATCAGCATCGGCAAGCACGTTGGATAGCCTAACTGAATGCTCATTCATTAATCTTTGTATCTCTGCCTTTACCTCATCTTGGCGCTTCTGCTTTAGCACTACTATATCTATACAGCTTAAGCCACGCCATACACAAAGCACAGTTCTATCCTTGCCTAGTCGCGCTATATCTGCTGTAATGTATCCCTCTCCTACATTCATGGGCTCACGAAAGCAGCGCATTAGCTCATCATACATGTATAGTCTATCTGAGCTGTTATCAAATTCCCAATCTCCCTCTAGCAAGCGCTTTCTATCAGCTTCAGGTAAGCGTGTAAGACTTGTTACATAGGAATCGGGTAAGTGTATATTGTCTCCAGGTAGCGCTTGTATGAAAGCAAGATGCTGAGGTAGATTCTGATTCTTATAAGGTAGATAGAATTGATTATAAATCCACCCCTTAGATGGATTGCACGTGAGCAGTATCTTAGGCTTTAATCCAAACTCATTTAGTTTATACCTGATACGTGAGCTAACAATAGAATAAGCTTTCTCAGTTATTTCAGTAGCTTCATCTAAAAATACATCTGTGAGCTCTAATCCCCCTAGGTCGGTCATCTGAGGATCTGAGGGGTAAAATTGCAAGTCGGCAAGTATAATCTCTGAGCCATTGCTGAACTTAACAATGTGAGATTGCTGATTATAGATAAAATCCTCGCCTGCCTTTAAACCTATCTCATGAGCTACTTGAAAAAAAGTATTCATGGTAGTTTTCTTAAGCGTGTCTAACTTAGCTCTGCCTATTAGAGATCGTGTACCTGGATACTTTAATCTTCGAAGTATCTGCCACATGCAGCCTAGCATAGTTTTACCACCGCCTGCTGCTCCTCCATAGAGGATAGTTTCAACGTCTGAATCTACTGAAAGAAATTTAAGTGCCTCGCTTTGCCTTGTTAGTGGCTTAAAATTATAATCTATTTGTCCCGCCATTGTACAAAAGTAGGTACAATAAGATGAGAATCTACAGGTGTACGTACTCTTTCTAAATCTAACTGTAACAAATACGCACCCAATGGTTTAGGAGGTCGCATTCTTTCCACGTGAAAGCCCATAAAGCCCTCATCATACTCTTCTTTATAGCTTGCTGTTCTGATGTGATGCACGTATCTCATATTGATTCTATAGCCATTGCCCGGGCTGTAGCTTAACTCCTCTACCATATCAGCATGGTGGTAAAGTTCATGCACATGGCCGGTCCAAATGCAATCTGCTCCATCTATCATAACGCCCATTCGGTTATTCTGAATTACTCCCTTTGTAACTACTCCTCCTCCTCCTGATCCATGGTAGTATTTAGTTTTAAAAGTAAAGCTGCTGCTCTTGCCCTTGCTTACTCTATGTATCCACCATCCACCATAGCCACCTACTAATACATTAGTACCTGCCTCTCTATTCAATCCACTTACAAAGCGCTCTATTAAATCAGTCTCACAGTTCTTTATAATAGCAGTCTCATGATTACCATATCCTACAAAAACCATCAGGTGAGCGTATGGCTTAAACCAATCTATTGCAGTATTAACTAAAGCATCTAAATAATTAGCTACATTGTGCTCAGGTCTGATGTCATTCTTATTGCGCCTTGGATCGTACTTGCCCTGCATACAGCAAAACAAATCACCATTAACAGCAAAGTAAATATTTTCCGCTAAGCACTTATCTAAGTGTGCCTTTAAGAGCTTCCTGTCGCAATGGGGATTATCCCAATGCAGATCACTCATCAATAGGAATTTATCCGCGCTTTCGCACGTTGTAATTATGACATTTCTACCCTCTCGCGATGATGTAATCATTAGTTATTATATTAGATTTAAGCTCCTGAAAATTCTTTTTGAATTGGTTATAAGGTACGTCTATTACTATTGCATTATCAATGCCCTGCATAAGCGCTAGAGTGCGCTCACCTACGTAGTAAGTACCATCTTTTCTAAACTCTACCTCTGCCTGAATGCCCACACACTTGCGAGCATCAAACATAAAAGGAATATCCTCAGCATAAGTAGACTCAAGGCCTATATCTTCGCTGTAGTTCCACTGTATAATCGTGCAGCTGCATAGTTCGGGCAGTAGCTTAGCGTTTAAATCTATCTGCTCCTTCTTCTTTCTAAATAGATTCATAAGTAAAGGTTAATAAAAAAGCCCAGCGTAGTGCTGAGCTTCTTAAGTTAGTTACTAACACCTATTTGTTAGTGGAAGAAATAGCTATTCTATTGCTTCGCCTATAGTAATTTGCTTAGTTTCATAGGCTCCTCGGTTATCTAATGGAATAAAGCCACTGCCGTTACCATGTACTACCTTCATGAAATCTACCTCTACCTTAGCGCTATTTACAATTACTTGCGCTACATCTGCTATAGTCTGAGCTTTATCCATTTCAATTTCACCATCTTTAAGCGCTTCGATTACTTCAAAGAGGTGATTTCTTAAATCTTCAATTTTGTTCCTTGCCATTATTGATTTGTTTTTTTAGTTTTTTAAGTGTTTTCATAGCGAATCTAAGATCCGCTGGGTATCTAACTATACTATTTCTACGCATAGCATCAGCGTAACTCACACATTCAAGGTTACTTAACTCATTATTTAACTTGTTGTTATCCTTAAATATAACTTTATGCTTAGCAGGTACCGGACCATTAGCAGCTTCCCATACTAAAACATGCACAGCTCGCCAAGTTTTAGGATCAGCAACCTTGCGCTCCAGGTATCCATCCTTAGTTAAACGCTCACTACCTACAGGCCTAAAGTTATGAGGCTTATGCCCTACACCAAACATTGTAGGCGCTACCTTAGCGTAAATTTCAGCAGGCATTTTCTTACCTTTGTTAGCGGGCTCATGACCTTTAGCGTAACGGTGTATCTTAGCATTTTCTTTTAGCTTTACCGAAGTCTTAGCCATTACTCTCTCATGATGCAGTTTGCTCTTTTTTATGTCAAGTGAATAAGCTTTACCATACACTCCGCTAACAGTTCTATTTAAAGCCTTAGCTACATCTTCAGTAAAGTTATCAGCGTAGTGATTAACCAGATATTGCATTTCTTCTACGGTCCAATCTTTAGCCATTGATTATTTTTTTTATAATGTCTATGTAAATTAATCTGCTCAGCTCTATCTTTTGGTAGCCATCAAACTCTTCTTGTGCAGATGGGCCTAACACTACTCTGTTAGAAGCCTTAAACTTTGCCTCAGTCTTTTGCTTAGCTAAGTCATCAAATCGAGCCCATACCTCTGCATCCCAATCGGATTTTTTATAGATGCCCTGCCTAAATAATCTTTGACAGTTGTAAGGTGCAGAGATTTCTACCCATGTTTCCTTACCGTCTTGCCATCTTTGAACATCTAAGTTAAGCGCAGTTAGTGGATCAGTAGCCTCTACATGTTTCGGCTCAGGTTCAGGTAACACAAGCGCTTTGTTAAGCTCTCGCCAAACCTTACTCTTGTATTCCTGATATCGTTTAAATACATCACTCATAAAGGCTACGCTAAATAAGTTAAACGCATCTACGCGCTCAAAGTCTTTGCCTATCGCGTTGTAAAGGAAGGCATTTTGCCAATCTTTAACTGATGCCCATCGGTAAGCTGTATCTACTACTTGCTTAAGTAGCGTTACTTCAATATCACTAGGTAAAGATTTAATGCCGTTAACTACAGCAGCTTGAGCTATAAGCTCTCTGAATTCTTGTTCAGATAGTGAGCGTATCTTAGGTGCGCTCAGGCAGTCTACTAAGTTCATTTCTTCAACGCTTAGTGAACGATTGAAGCTCTGAGGTACTGATGCGGCCAATTCTTTGCTCATCTTGTTCTGTTTTTTTAGCGTTAATATCTCTTGCTTTCCACTGATCCGCAGCAGCTCTCCAGCTCTTCATGGAATTCTTACCTACTTTCCATCCATTGCTCTCATAGTGGCAATAGAATTTTTTAGATAAGACTACATCATCTGTGTAAGCTATGATGTCGGAGAGTGATGGGGGTGTGAATTTGGTAGAAGGTGAGCGCTTTGTTTCAAGCGCTTTTACCCTCTCCTCAAGCGCTTCTATGCGCTTTAAAAGAATAGTCATCATTTGGTTTAGTGATTAGTGATTTGCCAAATATAACAGAAATCTCTTCCACCATGGCAATGCTACTGCTTTTTTTGCTATTACCGGATATCTTTTGTTGTAACTACGCTTAGCTTTTACAGGCTCATTAGATGGCATATTGACTAAGCCCAGCATGTCGGTATCTGCTTTAGGTAGCGGAGTGTAAACGGTTACTAATTTGCTTCTCTTATTTCTTATTTTCTTTTCGTATTTAGATCTTAAATCACAAAGCCTATAAAAATCTTTGCGCTCAATAACAGGCTTAAGGACTTCTACTTTATGCCCACTTACGCGCCTAATTATTAAAGTCTTTTCAAAGAATATAGACCAATTACTACTTAATTGTTTAGAGCGTAAAGCATACGTTGCCTTTTCTCCAGCGTTAATTAAATCTAATGCCTCTTGTAATCTTTGAATAGTTACAGGCTCTTGCTTTCTTTTCTCAAATTGAATTGTGGTTTGTTTCATGATTATTGATTTGTGATTATTTAGTTAAGTTCAAAATTTGTATTGTCTGCTATAAATACTAAAATTTGAAAAGCCTCGCCTGATTTATTATCCTTAAAATCTGCTATAGTAGTTGCTACCGGTTGCAGCTTTAAGTTAGATTGGCTTTCTATAGCCATTGCAATAGGTGTCTCGCTATCAAACGTGCTTAAAAAATCCATTAATTCTTTGATGTTTTCCATTTTTTACTTTGTTAATTTATTATACACTCTTTCTAAATTGGCATCCTGTAGCTTATCTAAAATAGACTGCACACATGCTCTATACAATGGATCAGTCTGCAGCATATTCTCTACATGTTTTACAGCGTGCAGCACAGTAGCGTGATGTCTCTGAAATATTAGCCCTACGTTTTGAAAGCTCATGCTGGTGCCGTTGCGAACTATCCACATACAAATTTGCCTAATATCATTCACCTCTCTATGCCTGCTCCTGCCCTTAAGCACTTCCCACGTAGCGTAGCCATGCTCAAATATTACTTGGAGCATATCCTTAGCCTTAGCCTCGTTAAGTGATTCTGCTATACCATTGATTGATTTCCATTTAAGTTCCGGTATATCATTCTCATTAACAGCTCTCACTAAGTTATCCAACCTTTGACGTGCGAACTGCTGCCCATCTGCAGGAATTAGCAGCAATATATCTGCTATCTTTCTATCTATTACTTTACTCATGGTTTACTATCCTTCATTAGTTCTAATATGTATGGTATCTCTTCCTCAGTAACATGCGCTAGCTTGCCTATGTCACTAACCTTCATAGAGCGTGGCTGCTTAATATACTTCTGTGCTGTTGGGTAACTTACCTCTAGCACCTGCGCGAATTGGCTCACAGTCAAAAAATGACTGCGAACCCACGCGTGGAACGGTGTTAAATTAGAATGGCATTTCATCGTCTGAACTTTCATTTGTTACTGCTTTAATTTGTACTGCCTCTACTGCCTCACCGCTTAACCATGCTAAGAAAATCTCAGCAACATCTAGCACATCACCTGGCTTCATGCGATCTTTACTTGCGTTGCTAAATAATACTGCATTGTTTAAAGCTACTGATTTACTAATAGACTTTTGAACTTCAGGAGATTCTTTGCGAGGCACGTATGAGCTTCCTCCTGATGGAGCTGAGCTGCTACCTCCTCCATTAAATGGATTAGGATTTTGTAACTTAAAGTTAGTAGTCTTTTTACCTGTAGGGCCTGTGCGCTCTTCGGTAGTGTAATGAATGGTAGCGCCTACTGCTATCTTAGGGCTGTTCATATCCTTTACACCTACTTGACCTACTTCATTTACTCCATTACTCTCTACGATTAAATCGAAGTAATAGATATCTCCTTGAGGCCCATTCCATGTTCTAACAAATTTTTGACTTTTAACTGTTCCTTGATTCATAACTGTGTTGTTTTTATTTATGTATTTATCTAACTTGTTTGCTAACTTTTCTTCTTGCTCATCCCAATCTATTTCGGGCTTGAGCTTTGCCCAATTAGGCTCCCTGCTGTAATTCATGGGGGTTATTTTGGAAGTAACTTCGCCAGCTCTCATAGACTACTTTAGAAGCCATTTCGTTGAACTCTAACTCCTCTCCCGGTAGTGAGCTCTGCACGCAGATGAATCTGCTTTGAGCGCGATCAGATAGCGTAGACATCGGATAGAAAATAATCGTGAATATTCTCTTCGCCCTCGCTTTCAAACTGAAATAGAAATGTGCCATTATCAGGGAATACTTCCCCATGTTTTTTAGCATTTGTAAAATCAGTTAGTGAGTAACTGTGAGCTGATGTGTACAGCTGCCATTTGTATCCTTCGGCATCCCACCGAGATACGATTACCTTACCGGTAACATTGTTTGGTTTGTTCATATTGATTATTAATTAAGTTGCTAATATACTAAATTCTTTTTATACTAATTACCACCTCGTCATTTTCCCATTCGTAAAGTGCACCTTCGTTATACTCTTCAATCCATACTGGAGTATAATCAAATTTGTAAATCTTCATAAGTAGCGGTAGCATCTGCTGAGCTATTTCCCACGTATCTGCTATGAATAGATTAGCAGTGCCTAAGCGCTCAGCTATTGAGATTTGCACCTCGTCTAATGGAGTAACTACTACATGGTATTTCATAGCTCTACCTCCTTGCTAACTAACGTGGTAGTAGTCTCTCTGAAGTTGGTAGCTAAAGTAAATTCAGAGAAAGCTTCATCGTAGCTGCTGAATGATTTGTGGCATGAGCCATCAATGTATAAGTAGTAGCGAGTGCCGTCATACTTACATACCTCTTTAATTTCAAAAAGTGTTTTCATTTGTTTAACGTATTAGGGGTTGGTAATTCTTTGTAATCCGATTCATCAAATTTGCTAAGCACAACATTTAACTCATCAATTCTTTTTTGACAATATGCATCCCAGCGAGCTGTTCCATTTTTCTCATCATTAAAATAACTTTGAGTAATAAAAATAGCTTCTTTAATATACGCAATATCTTCAGGAAACAAAAAGACATTTTTGTAAAGATGTAATTCTTGGCTCATTTGCTTATGTGATTTGGTTGTGATTCTAGTTCGGCTGTCTGTGCATCGAATGTGCCCGCGATTAACATGCCTGCGATTAACATCGCGATAAAGAGTAGTTGTTTTTTCATTTGCTTATTGATTTAATTTTAGCAAATGTACTACAATATTTTAGATATGCAAAAGAAACCTTACTAATTTTAGCAAAGTTATTAACAATGATTTGTTAATTTAGAAAAGTAGATTGAAGATAATACCCCCTACAAATGAGATAGGTATACCTATAAGCGCTGCGCTGCGCCAAGATTCTTTACGTGCAGATTCTTTGTATAGCTGCTCCTGTGCTTTAACTAAATCTTGAGAAGTCTTTTCATTAGTGATGGCCCATGCATCTATAGTCTTAGCCTGATCCTTAATGACAAAAGATGAGATACTATCACTTTTTGTCAATAAGCCTACATGAGCTTTGAGATAATCGCGCTCGGCCTTTAGCTTTAGTAGTGCTCTTACTTCGCTAGTCGTTAGACTCACCAGCGTATCTTTCACCGGCAAGGCTTGTGAGTAGATTGTGCATGGCACGCTTAAGGCCATTGCGGTCAAGAGAATCAATAGCGCTGATGTTAGCTTCATATCTTTCTGTATTTCTTTCTAGTTGCACATTTAGTTGTTCAATCTCTATCATGCGCTGGGCATTAGTTGCCTCTAATGAATCTATCACATGCGTAGCTCTATCAGCTCTTCTCTCATAGCCCTGTAAAGCTTTCTCATCTTCCTTAATCCGAATGTACATGAGCTGCATTAGAATGCAGATGAATACAGCTGATGTGAATACTACAGCTATTTTAATTTGTGTCTTGGTTTGGTGTGTCATTTGATTTCTTTTTATCAAAGATAGACTCAATAACTGTTAATCCCAATCCACCCCCTGCTAAAATTAGCAACCCGTCAAACATGTATTCAGGAGTTTTATACTCAGTGAATGTACCGATGTAACTTAAGTTAATGCACACAAGTAAAGCTAAGATAGATGCAACCCGCTTAGAGCTCGCGTCCCCTTCGTTACTAAATACGCTCTTAAGCCATTTCATCTCTTGCTCTTACGCATCTTATAGATCGTAAAGATAGAAGCCACAGCTGATAGCAATAAACAAAATATCTTTAATGCAAATTCTACATCTACCATCCATGCAGGCACGCTTAATAAAATACTGCTAACTGTACCCGTTATTCCCTCTGCTACTTGCTGCTGATGATTGCTCATAATTCGTGTAGTAATGTATAGGTAAATGACTTCTTACCTGATTTAATGCAGGCTTGGATAAGCTCTTTAAACTGCTTAGGATTATTTAGTACTTGGCATCCAGCACTCCACTTATCTACATTCTTAGATTCAGCAGATTCATTAGCGCGATGGATGTTAATTCCAAATAGGCCTGTATCTTCTTTCCCCTGCTCCTCAGCAACGCTATCTTTATCAGCATCGCGAAATACAGTTACTTTCTTTGACTGCTTTAATGCAGTGTATTTGCCCTGATGCAAGCCAATAACATAAGTGTCTACGTATTGTCCTACCTTAAGTACTGCTGTGCCTAAAGAATTCATAGGGCTATTAAGCCAAAATGTACCTGGATTAGTTGTTCCGGTGTACCAATTTACCTGATCACCTTGCACCAATCCGATGAGATCATCAAATTTGTTAGGCTCGTTAGCTTTACTTCTAATACCTACCACGTGAATAGTAGGCCACTTATAGCCAAGCTCTGTAAATTGAGCTTTAAGCTCTTCGATTGTTGGTGCTTTCATTCTTTCTTAATTCTTTATCTCGTTTAGTTAAGTAGACTTTTAGCTTACGCTCATAGTCTTTACGTGTTTGCTCTTCCTTTGTTATCTTCATTTAGTTAGTAAAGTTTCTAATACTAAATCTATTCCATGGATTTGCTGAATCGTTAGCACTTCTGCTAAATGCGATTTGGCTCTGTCTATTTACTACACGAATGGGTGTAATATCAGGGCTAGTATTATTGCTATATTCAGGATAGTCTGAGTTATTAGCGCAAAGGTAATCTACTAAGCGCTGCGTATAGTAGTTAGCATTCTCACGTGCCATATCTCTTAGAGATGATAGCTCACTTTGAGAGATAGCTGTAGTGTTCTCAGATTGTCGCGTAACTAAGTTACCGTTATCATGCTTATACATCAGCATAGGATAGAGCTCCACCATGGTCCACCATGCTGTAGGCTTAACTATGTATTCATTTAGCAAAGTCTCATAGACTCCAGCTAACGTGCCGTTCTCTATCTCATTCTTAATCTTATTAGTTAGATTAGTACCTAGCCATAAAGTAATATACTTATCTTGAGCTAAGTAAATTGCAGGTCTAATTAAGTTAGTATCTACAGCCTCATTCAGCTGAGTATATTTCTTTAAGAATTCCTCGTTAATGAAAAGTATTTCGGGTGCTATTGCCATGTTCTTTTAGTTTAATTTGTTCCTGGGTATCTGCCTTGGTCGGGCATGTCAAATGGTCGAGTATTAGCTGTAGCAAAGTCTTTAGCTATATCTTTTAAAGGCATGCCTGCTCTGATTGCTTTTGCTACTGAGATAGGATCAGATGATTCTAA